GCTGATTCATTAAACATGCGAACTAGCATTTTGCCTTCTTTTAACGTAATTCCATAACGCTCTTCGACATTATAAGTATCAGTTTTTACTTCAACGTAGCCATGACGTTTCATCCATTGACCGAAAGAATAGATCCAATCTAATAACACACCATCACAATCTACTAATATTACTTTATCTTTCATTAAGCATTTTCTCCTTCTAAATGGATATCACGAAAACGTTCAAACATTTCAGTTGCGTATTCTTGTAACGCTTCATCTTTACAATTCAGTGCACGATGTAACAACATTTCTAAGTTTGCACTAAGACCGCCATGTGCACTGGCAAATGCATGCGCAATATCACTATGCTTGTTTCTGTGATACATTGAAAAGTTCTCAACTGCTTTATCTACATCTTTATAATCGTATTCTGTAATTTTTTTCATAATATATATTCCTTAATTCAATTTATAGATCTATTATAACAACTCTATAGAAAATGTCAATAGCTTTTTTCATATTTTTTCATATTATTTTCTAATTCGTTATAAAGACTGTGGCGTTCTAATACACGTTGCATTTCTTCATAGTTTACTTTTGCTTTTTCACGGAACAATGTTTTAAGCGTGCTTTTGATCTTTTTCATTATTTTACCACCGGTTTAGTTTGACTTGAGTTTTTACGTTTCATCATTAAATAATTCATACTACTTCTTTTCATTTAGAATTCGCCTTGCGTTCCGTGTTTTTGATAATATCGTTCAGCAGATTGGCGCTGTGCTTCAAGACTCTTTGCTTGTTCCTGAAGTTTCTGTTCTACACCAGGACGACTACGGATGTATGTGAAAGCAGCTTCGTGTGCTTCATCGATTAAAGCAAGAGTTTTCTTGTCTTGGAAACATTTAAGTTGTGGTTCACCACTTGTAGTCATCAGTACGTGATAACCATTCTCGAAAAGAATCGTTAAGCATTCGTCATAGACACGAAGTGCGTTGTTGAAGTAAAGACCGCAATCAGATACGTCTTTTAAAAATTGTTCAATTAATCGTTCTTTCATATTATTGAATTTCCTTAGTTAACTTAGACATATAACTATTAATATAACGCTCAGTCACACCTTCTAGTTCTACCGCCATCATTCTATCAGCAGTAGCACGTTTATATTCAGCGTAGTCCATAGTCAATACACGTTCACACATAGTTTCTTCGGTCATTTCAAACCCGATACCGTCAACTAATAGGTTAGATAAGTTAGAAGCCATATAGTCGTTGTGTACGTTAACAGCGATAGCAATTTGGATATTCATAATGTATTCCTCAATTCAATTTATAGATCTATTATAACAACATTGAAGTGAATGTCAACTATTTTTTTATTTTATTTTTGATTTCTACATAAAGAGTTTTGATTGACCAAGCAACAGCAACTAACATTATATAAAGACCGACTGTAAGTATTGGTAATGCTTCTGGAGTTAAAATGTTATTCATAATGTATTCCTCAATTCAATTTATAGATCTATTATATCAACTTTAAAGAGTATGTCAACTATTTTTTAAAATAATTTAGACATATTTTCTTTAATGATATTGTAAGCACTAACTTCGTAACACCAATGATCAAAGAAATCATCTTCATCGCCATAAGTTTTTTCGTCAACAAGACCAGCATCAAAATCGCGTTCTTCTTTGATGAACATCTCCCACATATCATCAACACGCTTCATTCCATCTAAAAGAGTAAGGGAATTGCCAGATTCGATAATTTTGCACGCTTCTTCGAAACTCATTTCAACTTTATAAAAACTTGGTATAATAAACATATAAAAAAACTCCTCAATCCAAATTACAGTACTATTATAATTCAGATGAGGAGTAAAGTAAACAACTTTTTTAAGTTTTTTTAGAACGATTTGTTATATGGTTATAACTCTTCGTACTTATTCTTTTGCCTGCGTTTATTTTTCTTTTGTTTTTCTCGAGCTTTTTCCCTTAAGCGATCTTCCTTTTCGTCTTCCCACTCGTCTCTATCAAAATCTTTAAAACGTTTAGCCATTATATCACCTACACTATTTTTGTTGCCATCAACTCAGGAAATGCTTCCAAAGCAGTCTTTAATGTTAATCCTTTGATTGTCTTTTGGGTAATGACATGATTAACAACCAAATCAGCATCGTCGTTATCAATATCCTCTAAAAGGCTAATGAATAATGATTCTCTTTTTAGTTGTTTAAGATGATCATAACCACCACCCTTTACAAAGATTTTCATTCGTCGAGCTTCACGAAACAACATTGGTTTTGCTTCGTCTTCTAATTGGTTTTTGTTCCACGGCGGTGGCGTATTAGGAACCAAGAATTCAACACTTTCGTCATATATCAAGCGCAAGATTAGTCTTAGCGGTTGTGAGTCGTGTTTTTGTAGAAATTCTACTTTATCCTTTTTAGTGCGTAGTTCTTGAGCACCTCGTACGATTTCTGAAATAGATAATTTCATTATTAAAAATCCTGTATATCTGTGATTAAGTTTTTAAGTTTCTTTTTGATGAAGTAGTTGAATAGTTGTTCACGTCCTACATCTTTTTCTTTATTGAATTCCTGTAGAATAGTTTCTTTATATTCGTCAGGAACTTCAGCCAAGTCAATCATACGTTTGTTACGTAAGAATCGTAGACGCGTTTCTTCATCCATGTTTTCAGGACCACCTAGATACAATTCAACACGCTTTTTAGTCATTGGTTTTTGACGTTCACCAACAGCCAAGCAATTATCAGGAGAAAGGATATTAGGAATACCATCACCTGCATCGCCTTTTAAGATATGCTCTTTAAGATATTGAACTGGATCATTATGACGAATCCAACGTTTACGAATTGGGTCAAACTGATCTACGTTAGCATAGGTATGTAGTTGAATGTAATCTTTATCGGCAGAAAGAATTAAGATTGGTTCAGAACCCATGTTTAATTCAGTACCATATTCATGTACGACAGTTGCGATAATATCATCGGCTTCACAACGATCTACACTCACTACTTTATATGGAAAGAACTCTTCTAATTCATTACGCACATTGCCTAAGATTTCAAACAGTGCACCCCAATCAATTTCAGAGCTATCACGAGACTTTTTACGATTTGCTTTATAGTAAGGATATATGTCTTTACGCCATACGTTTTTACTATCAGAGCAAATTACGATTTCACCATACTTGTCTACAAACTTTTTACGATAAGAACGTATAGAGTTCAAAAACATATGACGAATTAGGTTTTCGTCTAAATCAACATTATGATGATTTCCGATGCTAGCAAATAAGGATGCTAGTATTACTTGGTTGTAGTCTATTAATATCATAATTAAATTACCATTTATTTGAAAGTTCTATTAATTATATAACAGAACTCCCAACATGTCAATAGTTTTTATCCTTTATTTTCAAGTAACGTCGTGATTAAAGAATCCCATAACGTCTTGTAGGATTGTATATTGTTTCGTGCCAAGTTGTAACGATCAGAAGTCGTGAACTTTTGGAAGTAATCAGGATCTGCATTCATGTTTTCAACTAAATGGCATGCAACCGCGTATGCATAGTTTGCGTGCGCGCTAGGATCTTCATCATAGTCATAAACGATCGTTGCGTTTGCAGCAGTTTCAGGTAATGCACCGTAGTTAGGATGTACACAAATAACCTGACTCTTAATTGCTTCAATCAATGCAATACACGAAGTTTCTTTCCATATATTTGGATATAAGAAAACATGCGCATCTTCTAATGCCGCCAATACCTTTTGATTTGATACAGCTCCATGGTAGTTCATTTTCGGGTGTTGTTTAATTTTATCAAACACATCTTTATATTGTTCATCACGAGATTCCCAACCATATACACCAAACGAAGAATATACATCGAGTTCAATATTATCATAACGTTGACACATTGCTTCAAAGATAGGTACGAGCAGTTCTAAACCACGATGCGGAGTCGTATGATAGACAAACTTGATAGTATCAATTGGCTTATTCTTAGGATCATATTCTACTTCTACTGCGTTGTAAATAACAGAACATAATGAATAAGGAATACCAAATCTCGTTACGTATTGGTCTCTCTGCCAAGAAGATACAAAAACGAAGTGATTGAATTTTTTCCAACCATCATCAAACAGAATGTTATTTTCTGGATCTTCTGCTAAATCATGACAATATAATATATTAGGTACATCATCATATAATTCTCTAGGACGAGAAAAGTGTATCGCAACATCCTTTAATAACATTGGGTTTACGTTACGAAGTAGTCTTTCTCGCATCATCTCAGTTCCACCTTTGGAATTTTGAGACAATTCGCTTTCAATTACTTTACCTTTATATATGCAGCTCATTTATTTCACCTTTGTTTAAAATGTCATTGGTTGGTACCATTGACCGTTTGCTCTTTCAAAATTAAAAATGTCATCAAGAGTAAATGTAGAACCTTTCGTTTCCCACCACTCTTTTATGTTTATGTAAGAATCAATACATGCTTGATCCTGTGAATTTGTACTATATATGTTATGTGAAACGAAGTCTCCAACATTATGATTGAATAATGGAAACGTAAAAGATCTTCCTAAACACAATACATTATTTTCAGTAGACAGAGGAATTCCTGCTGGCATTCTATAATGAATAGTCCATGCATCTCCTTGGTCGAAATAGTATTTTATTATTTTTCTTGCGTACTTTCTAGTGACCATATAACATTGTAATCCATGGTCTCCCCAAGTTCTCATCCTTGGAACCATTACTGGATATTCTTCATGTATATTACACAATTGAAGAGCATCCCATTTATCGCCCATTCTTTTAATGAACTCGTCGAAAGTAAAGTTCCAATGTTTTACTGTATTGAAATCTACATCGTCTTCAAAGAAAATACCAAACTTTTCATCAGTATTTTCATACCACCATTTAATAGCCAAAAGATGCGAAGAAGTAACTCCCGGAGTCATTTCTTTTAGGATAGGAGTCTCGCCAACGAATCTAACTTTAGAGTTTTCTATTCTTTCGAAGCGATGGAAGAATACGTCCGTGACACCTAATTTATTAAACTCAGATCGCATATATTCTTTACGATCTCTTGCATCTATTAGGTTGATAACATTAGGGCGAGGCATGCCATAAAGTTTATTCATTATTCATAAATCCATATTTAGCAATGTAATACGCATCTACGATGTCACTCACTGGGTTCCATGATTTATTTGATATATCTAATGTCTTACGAATATCTATACCAGTTTCCTCAACGAATGCATCATATAATTTTTCTTTATTCGCATTACCTTTTCCGGTTGCGAACTTTTTAATTGTAGTTGGAGCCATTACTTCAAATGGAGTTCCATTCAACCAAAGCTTGTGTTTTAATATACCGCCATTTTCAGCAATATGAAAAACCCTTCCAGTAGCTCCGAAAGCGTATCCCTCGATATAACATTCATCAACGTTGTGTTTGTTAATAATATCGACAGACCATTGAGAGAGGTTGTCAAAACGTTCAGTGTCAATATCATAGCTAGGATACACGCTACCACTAAACAAGTTGTTCTCAAAAACCAGCTTTTCTCGTTTAACGAGATAATAAAATCTACAATTCTCATGGCTCCACTCTTCACCTTCATGTACACATATCGAAGGACTTGTCATACTATAGTCAACACCTGCTACAATTTTTTTCATCATATACTCCATTGTTTATAGAGTATATTTATTGTAGCTAGATAGGTCTTCTATTTA